CCGTCAAGGTACGCCTGAAAAGATTGGTGGCTGGGCACGTATCTCTGCGTCTACATTTCAAGGTCTGTGCCGTTCTCTGTGGAATTGGATCACTCTAGACAACTTAAACCTAATCGGAGTAGGCACTAACTTAAAGTTCTATCTAGAACTGGGTGGTGAGTACAACGACATTACGCCTATCCGCGCTTCAGCAATTTTAAATAACCCGTTTGCTACAACTAACCTGCTTACTTTAGTTACCGTTACAGACGCATCCCACGGTGCAATTACAGGTGACTTTGTAACGTTTAGCAACGTAGCTCCTGTAGGCGGCCTTGATTTAAACGGTGAGTATTCTATTACTTACGTTGATGCCAATACCTACACTATTACAGCCTCTAGTGCAGCTACTTCAACTGTTGCGGCTGGTGGCGGTTCAACTGTTAATGCAATCTATCAAATCAACGTAGGCGATCCATACGAAATTCCTCTGGCTGGTTGGGGTGCTGGTACGTGGGGTGCGGGAGCTTGGGGATTTGGCGGTACGTCTACCTCTGCCCTGCGCTTATGGAGCCAGAACAACTTTGGTGAAGACTTGGTTTATGGTTTTCGTGGTGGCCCAATCTATTATTGGGATGCTGGCTATGGCGTATATCCGTCCTTAGTTACGGTCACCATAGCTTCTCCTGCGGTAGTTACTGCCGCTTTTAGTTTGCCCAATGGCTCTCCGGTTATCCTTACAAACAATGGGTATCCCGCTGCATTGCCGACTGGCTTGTCCCCCGGAACGATTTACTACGTCATTAACTCTAGCGGCAATACCTTTAACCTAGCAGCCACTGTCGGCGGTGCGGCTATTACTACGACAGGAACTCAGTCTGGTGATCACTACATCATGCCTAATGGTATAGACATCACAAGTCTGTCGGGTGCATCAGACTGCCCAATCATCCAGAACTTTGTCTTTGTATCTGATATTAGCCGGTTTGTGTTTGCGTTTGGCTGTAATGATGAAGGCTCTACCACGCAAAACCCTATGTTGATTCGCTGGTCGGATCAGGAGTCTGTGGTTAACTGGACACCCTCTGCGACCAATCAGGCCGGTAGTGTGCAGTTGTCGCACGGCTCCAGTATTGTGACTGCCGTTCAGACTCGCCAAGAGATTTTGGTTTGGACTGACTCAGCCATTTATTCTCTCCAATACATTGGCCCGCCAGTGGTTTGGTCTAGCCAGTTGATGGGTGACAACATCTCTATCCTTGGTCAGAACGCAGCAACTCAAGCTTCTGGTGTGGTGTACTGGATGGGCGTGGATAAGTTTTATCTGTACGATGGACGTTTACAAACACTGCCATGTGATCTTCGCCGGTATGTTTACCAAGACATTAACCTCCAGCAAAACCAACAGGTTTTTGCCAGTACAAACGAAGGCTTCAATGAAGTCTGGTGGTTCTATTGCTCGGCTGGCAGTTTAGTTGCCAACCGTTATGTGGTGTACAACTACCTTGAGAAAATCTGGTACTACGGCACTATGGAGCGAACAGCTTGGCTTGATTCTGGCCTAAGAGACTTCCCTATTGCCGCTACGTACAACTACAACTTGGTTGATCAAGAGTTTGGCTTAGACAATAACGAAACAGGTACGCCAGCAGGTATTGAAGCTTATATCTCATCCACAGAATTTGACATTGATGATGGCGATAGATTTGGCTTTGTTTGGAGGATGCTCCCTGACTTAACGTTCTCAGGCTCAGATGCTTCTCCAACTCCGCAAGTTACGTACACTTTGTACCCAATGCAGAACTCAGGTTCTGGCACAGGTACAGCGGTAAACAAAGATGTAGATAAATTAACGGGCGCTCAGTACACAGTGACTGAAGGCTTTACAGGCCAAATTAATACCCGTGTGCGGGGCAGGCAGTTAATCTTGAAGGTTAGCTCGGACAACCTTGGAACAACGTGGCAGTTGGGTGCTACCCGTATTGACATCAGACCGGACGGCAGACGATGAGCTTTATTGTCACCACCGATTTTGATTTAAACAAGGTAGCCGCACCTAACTTGCCGCTTCCTCCAGAGGATTACAACCGTGTGTATTTTGACCAGATGCTCAATATCTTGCGTCTGTACTTCAACAGGATTGATGCGTTAACCACTCAATTGATGGCTTCTGGCGTAGTGCCTCCTTTGACTAACTACACTGTGGCAACGTTGCCAAGCGCGGTTACGTCAGGTAAAGGCGCAAGAGCTTTTGTAACAGATGCTTTAGGCCCAACATTTGGGGCAACCGTTGTGACTGGCGGGGCAGTGGCTGTGCCCGTCTATTCTGACGGAACAAATTGGAAGGTCGGATAATGCCAATTGATTATTTTGCACAACAATTTGATGAAGATGTCTTTGAGGATACTGCGGCAGCTACCCCTGACTATAAACAGATAGTTTTAGATGCCTATGGAACTATTGGTCGTACCGGCGTTGGTGAAGACGTAAGTCAAGTTGACCAAGGCGGTTTAAACCATTTTCTTAATTTATTAGAAACCAAACAAGTTGCACCTGAAGATTTTAGTAATGTATTCCAAGGCGTTGTTAGCAGATACATTGCTGAAAAACCCGATGACAAATACACGCAGTACGTAAATAACTACCTTGGTAAGACCACTGCTGATACAAGCACTGGTGGAATTACCAATCTAATCACTACGGGCGCTACAACAGACGCAACAGACACATCCGGTATAGCCACATTGCTTGGTGGTGAAACGGGTGCTACAGGCGCAGCAACTACGGGAAATGTTACAGACGCAACAACGGGTGCAACAACCACAGGTTTAAACAACAATAACGTTGTTGCTTTGGGTGATTCCACAACATATGGATATAACGCCGGAAACCAGCTTACTGACAACATGGTGACCTCTGCCCAAAATACTTTGGGATCAGGTTATACCATCAACAACTTGGGCGTAAATAGCACGACTGTTGGTGATTTGTTGACTGGTGCTAATAATACTGGCAATAATTGGGCAAACACACTTGCAAGCGACGCAGGTATTGTTGTTTTAAACTATGGTTTAAATGAAGCCTCTCGCGGAGAGAGTCCAGAAACATTTAAAGCCAATTTGCTTAATGCGGTGAATCAAGCAAAAGCGGCGGGTAAACAAGTTGTTTTGCAAACGCCTAACGCTGTTGGGTCAGACATTAGCTGGGGCAAGTCGGTTTCAAGTTATGCAGATGTTATTCGTGACGTTGCAAAATCTACTGGCTCCGCATTGGATGATAAATTTGCGTACACAAGTGGTAGAGATGACATCTTTGACACCACTACAGGCGACACTCTTCACCCCGGTTCAAGCATGTACACTACGCTTGGTGTTAATTTGGCAAATACTATTGCTGGATTAAAGCCAGCCACAGGTGCTACTACAAGCGCAACTACAGCTACTACAGATACAACTGCCGCCGCAAATCCTTTGGTTAAACTGTACGAAGATACGTTAGGTAGAACACCGTCACAAGAAGAAATTGCTAATTGGGGTTTTGGAGATACCATTGACGCAGGAGAGTTAGACAGGTTTCTTGGTGCTGCACGAAATGAAGCTGTTTCTACTCAACCCACAACTGGTGCGGCAGGCAAGATAGCTAATCAAATCCTTTCTCAAGGAACAACAAAATATTGGGGCGGCGAGGGTTATGGCTCTGCTAAAAATAACGCCTATGACATGGGTGTAATGTTAGCTGGTCAAGGTCTTACCGACATCAATGACTTTGGCAAAGTTCCTGTTTACGCAGACGTACAAGAAATTGGTAAAAAATACAACGGGCAGAATGTTCTTACAGTAGCTGATGAATATAGTGGCGCTACTAGGAACGTTATTAGGCAACCTGACGGCGGGATTGATCAAGACGGTAACGCAACGTTTAAATTTGTTGATGTTCCAGCAAATGCAAAACTGGAAACTGTGTACGGACAGTTTGTTGGCGGAGATGATAGCTATGCGGCTGTTGACCCATCTAAAATTAAAACAGTAGACGGCAAACTTGTAGCTGACACAGGACAAACAACATACGGCAATACAAAAACTGGTAAAGCAATAAATTCCTACTATGACAAGGCTGCACAAAACGGCCCTGAAATCTGGGGCGGCACTTTTGCTGGAGATGGTTCTACCGCTTACGGAGTGAAATTTACCAATGATGGTAAGCCAATTTTTTACTCCAAATATGGTGGCTCATCTAATGATCTTGCCAATCTCATGGCAGACCTTGGCCCTATTGGTCAAATTGGTTTGGCATTTGCTACGGGCGGTCTGTCTATACCTCAGCAGATTGCGGCTCAATTAGCTGTCCAAGTTTTAAGTGGCGCAGACTTTGAAGACGCAATTAAAAATGCCGCAGTTTCATTTGCTATGTCGCAAATCCCCGGCACGGACTTTATGAAGGAAGCTGGTTCATTTGTTAAAGATCTTGGCTTATCAGAAACGCTTACAAACACATTAACCAATTCTTTGCAAAACTCCGTAATGTCTGGAGCTAAGGCTATATTAACCAATCAA